AGCGGGGGCCCGATGACGCCCGAGCGGGCCCGGCTCTGTGCCGAGGTCTGGCGGGAGTGCCTGGGTGACCTGGACGACGTGGAGCTTCTGCGCTGCGTGCGGGCCCACCTCTCCGACGAGCGCGACTGCCGGTTCTGGCCCCTGCCCGGCCAGCTCCTCCGCCACCGCTCCAGCGTGAAGGCCCTCGACCTCTCCCCCGACATCGCCTGGGGCCAGGTCCTCGAGGAGGTCCACCGCCGGGGCTTCTACGCGGGCGCGCCCCCCCGGTGGTCCCCGAACGAGATCATCGACGCCGCCTTCACCGCCGGCGTTCGCGCCGCGGGGGGCTGGCAGGCCGTCTGCACGATGGAGGCCGACGAGGCCGCCGCCCGCGCGGCCACCTTCCGGCGCGCGTTCCAGTCGGTCCTGGACCGCGGCGCCGATGGCCTGCCCCTCCTGCCGGAGATTTCACCCCCGACGCCCCGCCGGATCGCCGGCACCTTCCAGCAGCTCGGGATCGCCGTGCCCGAGAGCTGGCGCGGAGAGGCCGACCTCCACCATCCCGCCATCGAGGAGGCGTAGTGGCCACCATCCACGACGTCGAGGCCATCCAGGCGTTCGAGCAGGCCGAGGCCACGCTGCGCCGCCGGCCGAGGACCGGCGAGGTCTGCTTCTCCTCGTTCCGCCGCGCCCTCCTGTGGGCCTGGGAGCAGGCCACGATCCGCAACCAGCCCCGCAGCCTCACGATCCACGCCCAGCGCGACTACCGCGGCGAGCCCTGCCGGGTCGTCGTCGACGGCGGCCGAGACCAGGACCCCGAGGAGGCCCTCGTCGCCGTGGTGACCGTCCTCGCCGCCTTCAACCGGTACGCCTCCACGCACCAGGCCCAGGGGCGCGCCGTCGTCCTCACCCTGCGCGACGGCCTCTCCCAGGAGGAGGCCGGCAGGCGGATGAATGTGAACCAGGCGACGATCTCCCGCTGGGTCGGCGACTGCGAAGAGGACCTCCGCCCGGGCCTCCGGGCGGCGGGGCTTATCCGCTGACCTACCGTCCCCTCGGCTCAAGTTCCCACGAGCAGGCCTCGACCGCAGACGTTTGGATGATTCTCTCCAGGGTGTCCAGGTCGAAGATCAGCCCGTAGGTGAACGCGTTGCTCATGATGGAGACCTGCTTCACCCCTGGAGAGCGCAGGGTCGTCAGGATCGTCATCGAGTCCGGAAAGATCACCTCCTCCTGCCCGCTTGCCCTGAACTCGTGGACGTACTCCACTCCGAGTGTTTCGACTCGGAACTTCGCCCCTTTCGCGCGGAAAGGCAGATTCGCCAGCCCAACGGAAATGGGCTGACGAAGGTCCTTACATCCTACCCGCAGCCGTATCTTCCGGTGAGGGTCGTCTGGTGGCATCACCGCCCGCAGGCCCTCCGACCACCGCGGTTGTCGATCGAACCATGACATGTCCGGGCTCACCCGGGCCCAGCCTGGCGGAAGGGGTGGCGGGCCGACCGGAGCGGCGGGCATCTCCACCATCAATGCGGACGGTGGTTCCTTGACTTCTCCACATCCAAACAGAACAGTAAGCAACAGCAGCATCGCACTCCTCCATCGATGTTCTACCACGAAACCGGATGGTGCTTGACGTCTGTGCATAAAACGGGCACTACTTGACGCATGGTGGAGTCGTGTGAGCCCCGGGAGTGATCTCGGGGCTTCGTCGTTCCTGGACCCCTCGACGGCGGAGGTTCCCCGAGGAGGCGTCATGGCCGGAGCCAGACCCTCCAGGGACCAGGTCGTCGCCTGGATGCGCAAGACCGGCAAGGGCCAGAAGATGGCCGCCAAGCACTTCGGCATCCCGGTCGGCACCATCAAGACCTGGCTCCACAGGGCCAGGATCAGGGGTGAAACCCCCGGCACCCAAGATGCCGAGACGTGCGATCCAGGAGCAAGGCCTGGAACCGGAGAAGGTTCCCCGCCTGCCGTCGACCACCGCGCTCCGGAAACGGCCGCGCGCGCGCTCGACGACATCGCCGGGACCCTGGCGGACGCCGCCCGGGTGCGGGCGGTCCACCTGGCACAGGCGGCCTCGGTCGGGAGGGGCGAGAAGGACACCGCGATCGCTCTCGGGATCATCGTCGACAAGCTGAAGATCATCCGGGAGATGGAAGGTGGATCTCGACCTGGACCTGGCGCGGCGGGTGGCCCGGATGCCGCCCGACGAGTTCTCCGAGCGCTGGGCGGCGGCGGACCCGACGACCCGCGGTGACCTGCTGCGGTACCGGTTCCGGTTCGACCAGCTCGGGTTCGCGCGGTGGTGCTGGCCGGACCTGTTCACCCTGCCCTGGAACGCCTTCCACCGGCAGATCCTGGGGGAGCCCGACACGCGCTACACCGAGCGGGTGGGGCGGGGGATCCAGCGGGCGATCGCGGCCCCGCGCGGGGTGGCGAAGACCACGACGTCGAAGGCGCGGATCGTCCACTCGCTGGTCTACGACCTCGACCGCTACGTCGTCGTCCTCTCGGCCTCCCAGCACCTGGCGCTGGCGATCACGAACCACCTGCGGCAGCTCTTCCAGGAGGAGGGGCCTCTCGCCGACCTCTACGGGCCCTTCGAGGTGACCGGGGGCGCGGGCGAGTGGCGGGTGCGGTTCCCCGATGGCCACCTCGCCGGCGTGCTGGCCCGGTCCTTCGGGACCCAGGTGCGCGGCTCGAACCTCTACGGGCAGCGGCCGACCCGAATCGTCATCGACGACGGGGAGCGACCGGATCGGGTGCGGAACCCCGACCAGCGCACCATCTGGCAGCAGTTCCTCACCGACGACGTGATGAAGGCTGGACCCCGGGAGGGCGGCCTCGTCATCGAGTGGCTGGGCACGGTCCTGCACCCCGACGCCATCCTCGCCCGCCTGCTCGCGAGCCCCGCCTGGTCGGGGCAGCGCTGGCAGGCCATGGTCAAGTGGCCGGAGCGCCAGGACCTGTGGGAGGAGTGCCGGGGGGTCTGGGCCGACCTCACCCTGGGCGACCTGGAGACCCGGCAGGCCTGCGCGAGGGCGTTCTACGAGGCCCACCGCGAGGAGATGGACGCCGGCGCGAAGGTGCTCGACGAGGTCGCCGAGCCGCTCTTCCGGCTCTACGAGTACATCTGGAGCACGGGGCTGGCCTCGTTCCTCCGGGAGAAGCAGAACGAGCCTCGGGACCCCTCCGCGGCCATCTACGACACCACGCGGTTCGCTCGGTGCCGGATCTCGGACGACGGCCGGTACCTCCACGCGGCGAACGGCCGGATCGTGGCGGTGTCCGACTGCCGCGCCTACCTCCGATGGGACCCCGCGACGGGCGTCATCGACGGCGACTTCGCGGCCCTCGTCCCCATCCTGCGGGACCGCACCGGGTACGGCTTCATCCCCGAGGTCTGGATGCGCCGGGCCCCGGTGAGCGTGCAGCTCGCCGCGGCATGGGACCTCGCCGAGCGCTGGGGCATCCGGCGAGGCTCGATTGAGTCGAACGGCTTCCAGCGGCTCATCGCCGACGACTTCCGCCGCCAGCGCCGAGAGCGAGAGCGGGCCGGGAAGTTCTGGCAGCTCCAGCTCGACGAGGAGGCCTCGACCTCCGACAAGGACGAGCGCATCGGCGCGCTCGAGCCCGCCATCACCAACGGGTGGCTCCAGTTCGGTCACGACCTCCCCGCCGAGTTCCCCGGCCAGTGGGACGCCTGGCCGAACGGCGACCACGACGACGGCCCCGACGCGACCGAGGGGGCCTGGGCACGCTCCGGCGGCGCCCCTGCTGTGAGCGCGGAGACGACGACGTGAAGGTCAAGACGCTCGATCAGCGGCACCCGTCGCTCGACCAGGGCCGCCTCGGGCGCCTCTGGGCGCTCTACGAGGGCGGGGAGCGCTGGGAGCGGCTGCTGGACACGTGGTTCCCGAAGCTCGCCGCAGAGTCGGACGAGGTCTGGATCGAGCGGAAGGCGAACGCCCGCTACGTCAACCACGCGGGCAGCGTCGTCTCCATGCTCGCCGCGGCCCTCTTCGCCGAGGCGCCCCAGATCGAGGGGCTCGAGGGCGACTACTGGGGCCGGCTCTGGCTCGACTGCGACGGCCAGGGGTCCGCATGGGCCCGCTGGTGGCAGGCCCGCCTCGAGGATGCCCAGGTTGGGCGCCACGCCTTCATCTGGGTCAACCTGCCCGCCCGCCCCGCGGACATCCTCGTGGACAACCGGGCGGACGAGGAGCGGCAGAAGCTGCTCGACGCCTACCTCGTGCCGCTCACGGCCGAGCAGGTCATCGACTGGGGCGAGGACGCCCGCGGCCAACTCACCTGGATCCTGGCCAAGGACTCCACCTCCGAGCGCAACGGCCCGGACGAGATCCGCCGGACGACCACCCGCTGGACGTACATCGACGCGACCCGGATCCGTCGGTGGACGTGGACCGCGACCGAGCAGAAGCCGACGCCCGACCCGGACGACGAGGTCACGGAGGCCAGCCCCATCGAGCACCGGATCGGCCGACTGCCGGTGGTGCGCCTCCAGCTTCCCCCGGGCCTCTGGACGATGGGCAAGGTCGAGGGCCCCGCGGTCCTCGCGCTGCGGGCCCGGAACGACCTGTCCTGGGCGCTGCACCAGGCCGCGAACGAGCTTCTGGTCCTCACGACGAAGTGGGAGGACAACAAGCCCGTGCTCGGGCATGGGCGGTACCTCACGCTCCAGCGCGACAAGGACGGGGAGGACACCGCCGCCTACGTCGGGCCCTCCGGGGTCGCGTTCGAGCACCTGGCCGCCGACGTCGGTGCCACCCGCGAGGAGGTCTACCGGGCCGTCCAGCAGATGGCGCTGTCCTCGGATGCCTCCTCGGCGAAGGCGCGCCTTTCGGGCGAGTCGAAGGCCGAGGACTGGCGGGCGCTCGACATCGTCCTGGCGGCGTACCAGGACCTGGTCCTGCAGGCCATGCGCCAGGTGCTCGGCGTCATCCTCGCCGCTCGCGGGGAGGGCGCGGAGCCCTCCGTCTCGGGTCTGGATGGGTGGCAGAGCGAGGACCTGGCTGGGTGGCTCGAAGCCTGTTCGCTCGCGACCGACGCCGCCGAGATGAGCTTCAAGTTCCGCCAGCTCGTCGCGAAGCGGCAGGCCCAGCGCGTCCTGCAGGACGAGGTGGACGCGAAGGACCTCGAGGAGGTCTACCAGGAGATCGACGAGGCCGAGCCGCCCCCGGCGCCGTTCGTGCCGCCGCCCTCCATCGGGCAGCGCCCGGGCGCCCCTGGTGGCCCCCAGGATGACTCCGCGGCCCAGGGGTAGCCCATGGGCGCAGGCAGCCGCATCCGGCGCCTCACGGAGCGCCAGGCAGAGGACCTCGCCCGCCTCGAGGAGCGGGAGGCCCGCGCGTTCCTCGGCGTCTACGAGGACGCCCGCCGGGAGCTCGCCGAGGACATCGGCAACATGGAGGAATCCGGCCAGGACCGCGTGACCCCGTACACCGCACAGCGGATGCGGGCGATGCTCGCCCAGGTCGAGAGCGGCATCCGGAGGCTCCAGGAGCGCCTGGGCGTCGCCCTCGACGAGGCGATTCGGCAGGCCCACGAGGCTGCCCTCGGGGACCTGCTGGAGACGGTGGCCCTGGGCGAGGCAGAGTTCCGGGACGCGGGGGCCCGCATCGAGCACCAGGCCCTTCGACGCCTCACCGAGGACCGCGGCCTGCTCCTGCACCGGTACAGCGTCCAGCGCTACGGCGCCGAGCTCGTGGACCGGATGCAGCGGGAGATCTCCGTCGGGCTCGCGCGGGGCCTGTCGATCCCGGAGCTGCGGGACCGCATCGCGGGCCCCCTGAAGAGCGTGCTCTCGGGGGCTGAAGCTCGCGCCGAGCTCATCGTCCGGATGGAGTTGAACAGCGCTTTCAACAGGGCGAACCTGACCGGCCTGCAGGAAGCGGCGAAGGAACTCGACGCGAACCACGAGCCCGAGGATCGGCTCCGGAAGCGGGCCGACGAGTACCTGGACCTCCGGAACCACGCGATCTCGCGGGTGCTCGACGGCATGGTCGTCGACATCGACCAGCCGTTCCGGGTGAAGCGGGCTGACGTCGAGCGGGCGAACCACCGCTTGAACGCGGAGCGGGCGGCGAGGAAGCTCCCACCGAAGCGCACCACCGGCATCGTCTGGCCCCTGGAGGGCAGCGAGTACGTCGGGATGAACTACCCGGCCCACTACTGGGAGCGAGGCCGCATCACGCCGTGGCGGGCGAGCTGGGAGGAAGACGACTGGCCCTCCACCCCTGGGGGATCCTCCGGTAGCGCCCGCACCGCACCCAGCATGAAGCCGAGCGCCTACAACCGGACCACCAACCTGTGGATTCCACAGGACGCATCCGACCTCCGCCCGACCTCCGATCGGTTCTGGGAGGAGCCCACGGGCGATGCGTTCGCCCGGGCCGGCTTCCGCACCCACTTCACGCGCCGAGACCCGACCTCCAGGCGGAAGCAACCTGATCTCGGCGTGGAGGACATCCTCGTCGAGGTCGGTGTTCCGAACTCCCGCGACGAGGACAGCCTCATTCGACTGATCCGCCGGAAGACCCTTCAGTCGCCTCACGTGGCCCTGAACCTGGACGCCCGGAAGATCTGGAGCGCGGACATCGTGCGTGATGTGGTGTCCCGGCGGCGGAACGGGCAGGATCTGCGGCGGTTGCAGCAGCTCTGGGTCGTGGCTGGCGAAACTCTCCAGCGGATCGTATGATGCCCCCATGGGCGTGTTCTACAGCCTCGAACTCGGAACCCAGGCCGCCGCGGGCGACGTCCTGGCTCTCGCTCGCGACCTGACGATCGGGACGTGGGTGGACGAGTGCGAGGTCACCGACGCCGACCAGGCGGAGACCCTCGATCGGGCAGGGTTCGCCCCGACCATCGAGATCCTCTTCGAGCCGCACTCCCCCGAGGCCTCCGAGTCCATGTGGAAGGCCGTCCAGGCCATCCTCGGCCGATTCGACGGCGACGCCATCTTCACCGAGCAGTACTCGGGCGTCATCGCCCAGCGCAGGGCTGGCATCACCACGGTGACCCGTGATGCCGACCTGTCGGAGCGCGCCGGCATCCGCCTGTAGCCGCTCTCCCCTCCTGAACCGAGGCCCCGCCCCACCCGGCGGGGCTTCGTGCATCTGGCGCCCCTGCGGGCGCCGCGGAGTCCCCATGGCCCTCGACCAGGCCGACATCACCAAGATCGGCGAGCTCATCGGAGCCGCCCTGTCCAGCGAGGCCCACACCAAGGCGATCGGCGAGGCCGCCACCGCGGCCGTCAAGAAGGTCGTCGGTGAGCTGAAGCTCGACAAGGTCGGCGAGACCATCGACGAGAAGGTCTCCGCGGCGACGAAGGACCTGAAGGCGCCCCCCGACGACAAGAAGGGCGTCGACAAGAAGGACCCCGACGACCCCACCGCGAAGCGCCTGAAGGCCCTCGAGGACCAGGTCGCCCAGGAGCGCAAGGGCCGCGAGGAGGCCGAGGCCGCGCGGAAGCGCGACTCGCTGCACACCGCCGCCCGCGAGGCCCTGGTGAAGGCCGGCGTGCCCGCCGACCGCGTGCGCCACGCGATGGCGACCATCATCCAGGACGGCGTCCTCGCCGAGACCTCCGACGGCAAGCCCGGCTGGAGGGGCAAGGACCGGTTCGGCGTCGAGACCGTCCTGCCCGTCGAGGACGGCGCCCGCGCCTGGGTCGCCACCGACGACGGCAAGGCGTTCATCCCCGCCCGCGGGGCCAACGGCACCGGCGACGGCGCCGGCGGCGGCCCCGGCGGCCACGGCGGGCCCACCACGGTGCCGAAGAAGGCCGACGGCACCCCCGACTTCTCCGCCCTCCGCGGTGCCGCGCTCTCCGGGCTGTCCGGAGGGAGCGTCTCCGCGCTGTAGTCGTCCAACCCCGCATCGCCCAGAAGGAGAACTTCCATGGCGACCCTCGCGCTCTCCGCCATCTCGGCGGTGCTGAACCTCCTGTACCAGGACCAGATGGCGGACCTCGTCCGTCGCGACGTGGTCCTCCCCAACCTCCTCCCCGTCCGCCCGGATCCGAACGGCGCGGCCTACTGGCCCGTGAAGTCGGCCGGCCGCACCGCCGGCGGCGCCTACGCCGAGGGCGCCGACATGGCCGACGGCGACTACGACGCCCACAACCGGCTCCAGGGCACCCTGGCCTGGGTCGAGTACCGCAAGGGCGCGAAGGTCTCCGGCCTCGCCGAGGCCGTGGCCCGCGCGAACGGGACCCCCGCGATCGGCTCCGGCCTCATGGACGACGAGATCCGGGACGCGGTGGACGCCCTCGCGGTGGACCTCGCCAACCACTCCTACGCGGGCAACGGGTCGGCCACCCCGGCGCAGGTCACCGGCCTCGCCACCGCGGTGGCGTCGAGCGGCACCTACGCCGGCATCAACCCCAGCTCCTACACGGACTGGGTCGCGGCCCAGGGCACGTTCGCGCTCGCGGACATGTCCTTCGCGAACCTCCGGGCCCAGGGCCTCCGGGTGTTCAAGGACGCCTGCGGCATGTACCCGGTCTTCGCGACCTGCCCGGGCGCGGTGTTCGACGCCATCCGCGACCTGTTCAACGACCAGGTCACGTTCGTCCAGGACATCATGACCGTCGACGGCCGCTCCGTGAACGTGAAGCTCGCCTTCGGCGGCCGCGCCCTCGAGATCGACGGCGTGCCCATCGTCGAGGACCGGCACGCGACCGCGAACCGGATCTACTGGTTCGGCCGCGACGCCGCCGAGTACCGCCAGGTCCCGATCGTCACCCCCGCCATGTACGGGCAGGTCGTGGCCGCGATGAAGGAGCTCACCGGCGTGGACCTCGACCCCGACCAGGTCAAGGCGGCCCTCGCCGCGGGCACGATGCGCCTGCAGCCGGGGATCGACGTGCTGGCCCGCACCGGCGACGCCTTCAAGGCGCAGGTGAAGTGGTACGGCAACCTGATCGTGCGGCGCCGCAACCGCACGGCGAAGACCGTCCTCACCTGATCCTGACCCTCCCACCCGGGGCGACCTGATCGCCCCACGGACGCCAGAGGGGTCGGCCCACGGGCCGGCCCCCACCTCCAGGGGGCAGGCTTCGGCCTGGCCCCCGCCCCTTCGCCCTGGCCGGCGCGCGTACCTCACCCGCCGGGCCAGTTCACCTCCGTCCGCCCCAGGAGTCCATCATGGCCAACGTCCGCAACACCGGCGGTCCCGCCTTCCGGGTCTTCGTGATCGCCCTCATCAACGCCCTCATCACGGACTACACCAGCGGGCGGTCGAAGATCGTCGCCCTCGTCGCGGACCTCACCGCGGTCCGGACGTCGGTGGTGGCGGCCCTCCGCCGGGCCAACACGGCCCTCCTCCGGCGGCTGCCCCTCGGGGCGGTCCTCGCCGACCTCACGGAGCTGCGATCCAAGCTCGCGGCCGCGATCATCGACTACGCCGCCGGTCGAGCGGAGGTCGTGAAGCTCGTCGCCGACGTCGACGCCATGCTGGCCCGTCTGAACGCGGGGGCCCTCTCGAGCGGAGCCCTCGCCGACGGCACCACCGCAGGGTGCATCAAGACCGTCGCCGACGTGGCCTACCGCATCGCCGGCCGGCTGTACGCCAAGGCGGCCACGGACGACCTGTGGAACCTCTCGGCCCAGGTCGACACCGACGCCACGCACTACCGGGCGTACTGGCTGTACCTCGACACCTCCGGCAACCCCTCCGTGGCCGCCGGGGCCGACACCGAGACCTCCGAGGCCCTCGCCATCGCCGCGCTGCCCGCGCTCGACGCCGCCAAGGCCGTCGTCGGGGTCTACGTCGCCGGGCCGAGCACCGACTTCAACGGCGTCGCGGGCCTCGACTCCTACGGCACCTACTACAACGGCTGGCCGACCACCCTGGCGAAGACCGCCGCCGCCCCGGCCGCGGCCACCGCCTCGGCGCCCGCCGCCCTCACGACCGCGGCCACCGCCGGGATCGCGAACGGCACCACCGCGGGCCGCCTGCGCACCCGGGCCGAGTACGAGTTCGAGATCGCGGGTCGGGTCTACACGAAGGCCTCCACCGACGACCTCTGGAACCTGTCCGCGGAGACCGACACCGCGGCCGACAAGTACCGCGCCTACTGGCTGTACCTGGACTCGGCCGGCACCGCGTCCTTCGCCGCCGGCACCGACGCCGACAGCGAGGCGGACGCCATCGCGGCCCTCCCGGCCGAGACCTCCAGCAAGTGCCCGGTGGGCGTCTTCGTGGCGGGCCTGGCCTGCGACTTCGACGCCGTGGGCGGCCTCTCCGCCCAGGGCACGATCATCGACGGGCGCCCCGCGGCGGCGGCCGACCCGGCGGCCATGACCGCGACCAACCCCTCGGCGATGACCGCCGCCTCCGCCACCCTGGTCACGCCCTGATCCATGGCCCTCTCCGACGCCAACAAGGCCAAGGTCCGCAGGTACCTCGGCTACCCCGACGTGAACCGCGAGACGTACCACGCCCTCGAGGGCGCGCTCGTCGCGCTGTCCTCGGACGGGGAGGACGTCGCCGGCGGGCTCCTCACGTCCCTCGACACCTGCCATGCCGCCCTGCAGGACTCGTGGTCGCGCCAGAAGGTGGTGCGGGCCGAGGAGGTCACGCTCGCGGGCCCGGATGAGATCCGGGCCCTGCGGGCGGAGGGGCGGCGTCTCTCCGCCGAGCTCGCCTCGCTCTTCGACGTCCCGATCCGTCGGGACATCTGGGGCGGATCGAGCGCGTCCGGCGCCTGCCTGCGAGGATGACATGCCCCCCCAGAAGGATCGGATCGAGAAGTTCGCCCACCTGTTCGGGACCGTCTCCGACGAGAAGATCGCGAAGATGGCCAAGGTGCCGACCGCGGCCGTG